GCTACAACATCTTTTAAGTTTTGTACCATAAAGGTGGTACTCCTGTGAAGAAGAACAGATTATAATCCTCTCCTATTGCCCCATATTCATTTATGATTGCGAATATATTTCTTTCACCAGCTTCCGAGGGGTTATCCACTAGGGCTGTGGCCTCATATCCCATCTCTAGAGATGTGGTGTCTGCAACTGTTGGTGCAAATCTCTGTGCTGAATACCAAGGTAATTCAAAATCACAAACATTCCCTTGCACGGGGTTCGACATTTGGCAGCCATTCCAGCTATAATCATGATCTAGATCAAAAGCATGCACTCCACCAGGATCTCGCCCATACAACTGCAATATAACATCAGATAGAGAGTTATAATTGCCGCGAGATACCGCCAAAGATGTGGCGGCCCATTGCTGACCATTGCCTACTGTGGCCGGTAATAGTTTAAACCTAAATGAACCACGCCACCCTGCAAAACAATAGTATATCAAAGCATATGGTGTAAAGGGACCTTCAAAGATACCACCTGAAACACCTGCATAAGGTACATCTGGCATATATGCATACGCATTACCAGAGAAATACACAGATGCGAAGAAATTATTTGGGATAATTTGGTTAACCATAATTGATCGTCGTAAAACGTATCTTTTAAGCATGGTTCGCCAAGATTTTATAGACTCACCTGACGTAAAAACGCTCGTTGATGCGGGCATATGAGGTGCGCCAACCGTTCCCAGATCATTAGTCTCCTCAGATGCATTCTGGGGTCCATCTTCCACATCACCCATGGTTCCTGATTGAGGCACAAGTCCACGCGGTGGTGCAGGCTCTGCTTGAGGTTGCATTGTTAGCCTTTTTAATTGATCTTGATTGGGAGACCACACCTCCAAATCATCTGATGAGGAATGTACCATTACAGTGATTGGACTTGTGTTATCACCTGAACTAACTAATGTATTCAACACATAACATGTCAATACTCCATTGTCAATACCTGGAACTGCAGATATTGGGGCACCATTAAGGTGCATACCCAATTCACCACTCGCAATAGGATTTGGAACCTCAAGACCTGTTTGACTTGCACCCCATCCAACTGTAATTGAAAAATCTCTTTCTTTAGCTATATCAACTACTTTGGAATACGTCACATTACTCTCTGGTGGAGTAGTCAAAGGACTTGTATTCGGTGTTGTTGGCTCCCAAACAAAAAGTAATCTTCCTTTGTGATAACCAGAAGCTACCACAGAAAATCGGTATGTCATAGAACCACGCCAATATCTAAACGGCAAGGCACATAGTGCGGTTGTCGTTAAAGCATATCCTGCAGCTGAACCAAGGTAATTATCTCGCCTATACACATATGGGTTCACTCTTACAGAAAATAAAGCTTGATTGGCTACCGCAGAAAAGCTCCAAGTGAAATTCGCAAAAAGGGTGGGTTTCTTCATAAGATAATCAAAATCAAGCTCATCTTGAGAGCCGAGGCCTACTGTACGAGGATCCAAAGTCACTTCCTGCTTGCTCGTAAAAGCAAGGGTGGTGGCAGTATCTTCTTGATCAGTAGAAGCCAAATCACCGGTTTGCCATACCCTTCGATTTCTCGTCCCTTCAATAATACGGGGTCTGGAATAACCAAATAACTGTGCCATGGATCCCATAGCGCTGGCTGCCATTTGGGTAGCCATAGCATAGGGGCCAATAACTGGTGCTTTAGACATTTTGCCGGCTATTGCTGCCATAACATTTGCAGGTCTTGAAATTGGTCCTGAACCAAATTCATCGCCGGATTGTGGCAATAAACCTCCTATATTCGATTGAGTTGGTGTAGACAAAGAAATATCCGTGACCCAAGCATATACCGTGAGAGTCAAAGACTGTGTATTGGATTGTGCATGTTGTAGTCCCACTGGACTATATATCCACAAATTACCCAATGTATCAGGATCACCTGATATAAGATCAAAATGATCATCAGGGTAAAAGAATGGAAGTACCATTTCACCAGCTTGTGATGTACAGGCATCAATCCAAATATGGGGTCTCATTGTGGCACCAGGATAATCTAACCACGAATTGGCCTGACTCTTAAATGGATTCGATGTCCAGGGTGTATAAGAAGCAAACGCTCGACCCCAGTAAAAAGAATTACCATTCAAAATGAACTTTACATGAAGTTTACCGCGAAAATTTTTAAAATTCGATAATCGATTAGCAACACGTTTATTCTTCATCCATAGTGACCACACTCGTAATCCAGGGACATCCAATCCTCCTCCAACAGCCCATGTACTTGCGGCAATTTTCACCGGTCGAGCAAAGAAATCTTCTAAGGCTTCGATACTTTGGGTGGTGTTCATACGAGTTTCATCATTGATTTCGCTTTCCACAACACATGTGTAATTGGGGTCAGCTTCAAAGAATTCTGTTATCTTCTCTTTTTGGTCCTCCTGACCCTTGGCCTCATAGCAGAATTGACCTGCCTGAGGCTGTAATTTCGCGCCATCCGACGCTAACCGAATCTTGTCGGCTACATTCAAGGGATCCAAAATTGACTGCGTGCAAGGATCTTCGCACTTATTTACATTTTTATTAATATTTACATTTTTCCCAGGACAAAGCTTATTAGGCTAAATCCCAACGTAGGCATTTCTTAATTCTTCCGCCGCTGTTGCAAGAGCGGGGTGACCAAAAGCCAGATTCAGGTGCAGATTCGCCTCGGTTTCATTACCGACTAAGTCGGGTGTAACCCACACTGAGAATTTGTCTGGTGTGATCATAAGGCGGACCATATCGGGTTGTAGGAAAGTCCAAACGTAACGAGTCAACTCCTCTGGGAGGGGTAATACGAGATTTTGTTTCTTTCGGTGGATATTCCGCCAGTGGTTGAGATGGAGGCTTTCGCGCGATCCAATCCCAAATGCTATGCATGTAGTTTCCATACTACCAAGTGCATAGCGGATGCCAGCCAGTAGCTGGGCTTTCTTGAGGTCCTTCTCTGTGAATCTGATGCGCATTTCCTTGAGGTGGAAGCTGAATCTTTTGAGCCGGAAATCGCCGCCCCACAACCTATCTACATTAGTGGGGTCTTCACCAGAAGTCCATTTGCGATACCTGATCTCCTGCCAGGTCATCATAGGGATAGCTCCATAAGCAACAGTGGGCATGTAGTTGCTCGCGTTTGGGCAATAACCACAAAACCAAGCCATAGCCACATAGTGATGGCGTTCAATGGGATCATCAGTGCTAGCAGCAACGCGCACACAGTGTCTTGCTAGAGTCCCTTCACGGCCTTTCCATATAGTCGGCCAAGGAGGGAATCCGAGCACGCTGAACCATACTCGATTCGTTTCATCTTGTGTCAGTTTCGGTCCTAGAGGTGTTCCAGAGTTAAAAATCTCCATTTCTTCTACGGACATTGCTCCGCCTTGTGGTTTCAGCCCTTTCAGTATAGCCTGTGCTTTGGTATAGCAGCACTTGCTATTGAAATATCGCTCCTGGATCTTCTCTGGTGTGGGGGGGTCATAGTAGTTGCCAATGGTGTAACCACCGGAGTCTTTAAGACCTCTGAAATCTTCAAACATTTCATGGTACTTCCAATAGACATCCTCACCATGCAGGTAGAACTCAAATAGAGCTTGCTGCATGTTTCCAGCCATAATCTGAGCCTCTGTTTCATCACAATTTTTTCCGATTTTCTTACTCAATAGAAGGGAGCGGAAAATGGAATCAATGGTCAGAGTGCCCACACGCTTCTTCAGCTGCGGGTGTACACAGAACGACCTCTTCAGGAATGAAATTTCTTCCAATGTCTTGAAAGGCACGGTCGAGATTTCTTTGTTGGCATCGGTGTAATCAACTCCAATGCGGGATAGTTCCTCGCCGACAGTCATCATGTTGAAGACTTCTTCCTCAGGGTGAACTTCGAAATTGTTATCATCGCCATATGTCATCAAGGCCACACGCAAGTGGAATAAAGGGATGACACCCATGGTTAGTTTGACATTCAATCGTCGCTCGTGCATGGCATAGTACGCATATCTCATGTAGAGACAATTGCACAAACCATTGATCACGACAGTTAAGGCATGACCTGAGGGTCCTGTCCCGAAAACCTTGGCAATCAAGCCATCAATCTCATAGATTGGGTAAACACATTCCGTTGCTAAGCCATCAAATAGACTGAGCATCTCATCTGTGAAACCACATTCCACAAGACACATCCGGAGAATCTCGAACGCACCAAGGGTCACTTCTGGTCTGAGTTTTTGATCATAGGAAGAGAAATCCCCATCACCACAGCGCTTGCCTCCAGAGAATTGGCTCAAATGATCAGCCAAGTATTCCCAATCGCGACCAGCGGCATCAACGCCGACGGCACTTTCGAATTCAGAGGGGAAGTAGGTCATGGAATTAACCAAGGTCAATGTGAGCATTCGCGCAATCACAACCATGGCAACAGGGGCTCCAGAAAAAATCCGAATTTTGTCTTCAGCTGCTTTCTTGAAAGAGATGGCGGCATCTTTGCAATTCGTTTTAAAAATCACATTAGAACGCTCACCGTCTAACCAGCATTGCATCGTGAATTCC